GTCTTAATAAAGGTATTTGTTAATCCCTTTACACTATTTAGTTTATTCACAATTTCTGCTTTAGCATCAACTAGATAGTTTTGAAACTCTAGAGTTAAGGTTAATACGTTTGTAAATTTCTTGACTTCTCGTACATATTCTTTTTGTAAATTCTTATATTTTTCTTTACCAGCAATCGACTTTACTTTATCAATATTCTTCTGCAATGCCATCTCTACATGTTTTGCATACCCTATAGCATGTTGTCTGGGGTTAGATATTGTCTCTCCAGCCCTAACTTTGGTGTTATTATATGTTTTTAATCCAGCACTAGCAAGTTGTCCAGTAAACAACTCTTGTAGTTTTAAAAACGATTTCAACTGGTTTGAATTAATCTTTTGAAAAGTCTTGCCAGTTTGTGACAGTAGAGCAGTTACTTTTTCTGTCTCTTTTGAATTAAATGTCGCACTTCCAGACACATCCTTATAGGTTGCATCATCCATCCACACAGAGGACGGTTTATTTAAACTTGATATGTTTGCACCAAATGATGCTTTCATTGACTGCAACTCACTTCCAATATAGGTTGTATGCCAAACTACACCGATTTTTGATTTGTTTATTGAATTTCCTATGTCACTATCCACTGGTACTGCATATACAATAGTATTAGGCTGAAAAGTATAACACTTCTCACCACCAATTGTTTCTGTGTCAACATCATCGGTAAACATAAGATCGCCTTGTAGTACACCCTTGATACCAAGTTTAGAAAACTCTGTAAAGGCAATCTTAAACTTAGAATTAAGAGCTCCAGATAATTTATCATCATCTATCTCCTTTATAGATTTATATAATTTTGGTTCAGCATTGAATACCGACTTCTTTGCAACAAAGAACTTATTATCAGCAGGGTCAATACCAGCAAATATTGCAGGAGCACCATCCCATTTAACGGTCATTGCAATTGATGAACGAGCATTACCAGCAAGCATATCTCTAAGTGAACGTAGGAAGTTAATTGCGGCCCTACCACCATCAACTCCATAGTTTAAGATTTCATCTTCTAGATGTTCTAGGTGTAAATTCTTACCACCCTTATCTTCTGTAAGTAGTTGATTAAATGTTTTCATTTGATAAACGCCTTGTAGCCTGTGCCTGTTTCTCTATCAGACCACCTTTTGTGCCAGGCCCAATTACTAATTCTACCACACTTATTTTCTATTATACGGTAGAATATGTCAAGTACTTTTATTTTTAAACTTATCTTCATTTTTGTAATCCATTGTATTTTACAGCAAGACTGAATTGCCCCAACTTCTTCTGTCCAGCATTTCCAGACTTATTTGTTCTAATTGACATATTCATAGTTAACTTGTCTTGTCCAGATTTCAACTCTATAAACCAACTTTGTTTAGATGATTTACTAGAATATGCTTTAACAAACTCTACTTGTGGTAAAAATACCCCAAGAGCGTCTTTGTCTGTTACTTCTTCATACTTGTCACCAATTGCTTTGATAACTAAAGTAGGAACATCTGGAGCATCTCTCAATACTTCATGTCGAATATAATCTATGGTTTTAATTTTGTTCTTATTAAATAAGTCAATAGTACCATTTCTCATAATTTCTAGATACTGATTGTAATACAACTCATATTCTTTATTATTCGTTTTGTCAAATTTTCTCAAAGCATTAACAACTTTAAGTGTGCCTGATCTTTTTCTATATTCATTTTCTGGTGGAAAATCTGGTATCTTTGAATATACTTGAGAATACACAGTTTTCATTAATGTATCATGTATTCTTTTTTCGTTGAATACATCAAAAATCTTTGTAGTATATGTGTTAAGTTGTGGTTCAGAAGTTTTCTTTCCACCAGCTTTTAAACTTACACCTAATATACTTTTATCAGCATATGTTAAAAACATATCGCCTGGGTGTCCACTTGGTACACCAGCAGGTTTTTGACGATACCCCCAAAATACACTTTGAATAGGTTTATCGTTATGTTGATCTGTTAAGAATTTTGATATTGCAATTGCATTAGTCATCTTCTCTTCAAACTTAGATGATGTATCTGCTTTATTGATTGTCTCTTGAGCGGCTTGTAAGTCTTTACTACCAATACATTTAAGACTTTTAATATCTATGTCTAATAGATATTTATGAAATGCTTGTGTATCTCTAGGCGTATACTTTGTTTCAAATGCAATACAAGGAAATAATTCTGTTATACTTGCATTAAGAGTAGTTTCTGCCATACCACCAGAAACGGGCTTTACAAAGATACGAAACTTCTTACCTTCATGTTCACCATCAATTGGGTCAACACTTGATTGAGCAGTTCCTAACTGTGCCTGAATACCAGCTTGATTAAGATTCCTTAAAACCTCATCTCTATCCGTTTCCCTATCTTTTGAACGAACAATTATTACATCCCTAGAAGTAGAAGATTGTTTCTCATTCTTCTCGTAATCGAGTCCTCTAAAAATATCTACTGGTAATGTTGTTTGTTCTGATAAGAAATACTCTTCCACTAAATCAAGTTTGGGTTTATATGTAGATTGTCTACGCCTAACTTGTTGAACGGATTTCTTTAGTAATGACATCAGTTTCCCCATTTAAATATAGTTACATTGTTATTTATAAGAAACATTTAGTTTGGCCTGCTCGGTAGGAGTCGAACCTACGACCTATTGCTTAGAAGGCAATTGCTCTATCCAGCTGAGCTACGAGCAGATAACAAACTTAAACTTTAAAGGTAGAAAATTTATCGTATTTTTGGTTCTGTCCTTTATCAAATATAGGTGTGTCCTCGTCAATTTCTTGACCACTTTCCACTATACCTTTCTGCTCATTTAAATCAACATCACTTAGTTTCATCTTACTTCTATCAACACCTATCACAAACCTCTTATTCATTGTAGGATCGTTGTATCGGTTCTTCAATTGTTTGACTACGATTTGGTTTAGTTCTTCAAGTTCTTCTGTAGAAATGAGTGCAAACATGAAATCTGCTGTTGCAGGCAACCCAAACGATTCAGATGTATCCTCAAGCCCGACATCTGTTGATGAGAATCCACTTCTTGTTGTCTGTGTTGCCGACATGATTGGTAAATTGTTCTCAACGGCAAGTCCTCTAAGTTCTTCTGCAACTGCTTTGATATACATGTAAGAATTGACATTCTGTGCTCCTTTAAACCTTGACGATGCACATATATTTAGATAGTCTATAAATATAATATCTGGGTTGAATGATTTCTTAATTGCAAGTTCTTTAATCAGTCCTCTGAAATGAGAACTATTTGCACTTGCAGTAGGATATTCTTTAATTATTAACTTACCTTCTGTTTTACTTCGTATCTGTTCTACCTTATCCGTGAACATTGTCTTAGGTAAATCGTGAAGTTCTTCCATAGTAACATTCATTAGGTTTGCATCAATACGTTCTGCAATACGTTCCTCTGCCATCTCTAAGGTGATGTATAATACATTCTTACCTTGTGATAAACAGTTTGCAGCCATATGACACATAAACAAAGATTTACCAACACCAGTTCCAGCAAGACATATATTCAAAGTCTTTTGTGGTAAACCACCTTTTGTAATCTTGTTAAAGAAGTCTAGGTCAAAAGGAATCTTAACTTCCTTCTTATGATAAAACTCATACCTTGATTCTCCATCGTCAAGATAATCGTGTCCTACAGATTGATCAAAACTTACAGCAAGAGCATCTCTCATTATTTCTGGAATTGCTTCTTGTGTTCTATCTCCATCTTTACCATCAATAATTGCAATACCGTCTACGATTGCATTATATACTGCTTTATCTTTACAGAACTTTTCTGTAGTATTTACTAACCACTCTAAGTCCACTTCTGTTTCATTTAGATTCTGAATAAGAGCAACAACTGATTTGTGTTCTGTATCAGTTAAGTCTCTTCTGTTTTCTAATTCAACTTCTAGAGAAACCTTAGTAGGGCGTTTTTTGTATTTGTCAACAAATTTGACAATTTCTTCAAATACAACTCTATCTTCTTTTAACTCAAAGTATTTTGGTTTGATGAAAGGAATAACCTTTCTACAAAAATCATCATTCGTTATTAGATTCGATAATGTCGTTTTCTCGATTGTGTTGGTCAATTGTTC